ATCGAATTTTCCAAGGGCCGTAACGTTTTCGGTTGACATGACAGCGCCGACCTTGTGCGCTTCTTCGCTCAATCGTTCGAGTTCGTCACTGCCGGCCACGATTAGCGGATTCAGGTCTGCGGCAGATTTGCCAAACAAAGTCATTGCGATTGCGTCGCGGTCTGCCTCGCTCTTTATTCCACCAAGTGCGTCGATAGCGTCAAGCCATACTTCTTTTGCATTTTTTAACGTACCGTCATTATTCCGATACTCAACGCCTAATTTCTTAAATGCTTCTTTTTGAAGGTCTGCGCCGTCCCGTGCTAAGCCCATGTTTTTTGTGAGCTTCTGCATTGAGCCTGTCATGGTTTCAAATTCAACATCAAGAAAACGGGCTGCATATTTTAATTCCTGTATACGATCTGTCGACAACCCGAATTTATTTGACATCGTTATGATTTCATCAGCGGTATCCCCGGATTTCATTGCAAGCGCTACCAATCCAGCGCCTACGCCAAGAATAGGAACGGTAAGCCCTTTTGTAAGCGAAGAACCAACCGCTGTCATATTCTTTCCGGCAGCTTTTAAATCTTTCGCGGCCTGATTAAAACCCTTGGTAAGCCCCGAAAGGTCCACGCCGGTTTTAACCAAAAGGTTACGGATTGTATTGCTCATTTTTTACCACCCATATTATCGATTGTTCGGCTAAGCCCATCCCCGATTGTCTTAAATACTTTCTCTTTGCTTTTGTCTGCTCCGGGGCGTAAGAAAGGTTTTGCCGCTACGCTTTTCCATGTTTTTTTACCGAAGTACACAAGCCTGTGCCCGAGTTCAACAGGAGCCGCATAATCGCGCACATCATCGCCCCATGTAATGGTAGTGGAGATTGTTTCATTTGATTTACGCGGTTCTTTTGCATGTAGGGAATTCTTGAGTTTTCCGGTACGAACAGGAACCTCTTGCTTAATTGCATCAAGTAATATGTTTCCTGCTTTTTTAACATCGGGTTTGATTTGCTTTAGTGCGTCCGGTCCGAGCTTTTCAAATGCGGCAACAAGTTCTTTTAACCCGTCTATTTCAAAATTAGCCATGAACTTCCACCTCTTCCCCGCCCCATGCGGCATTAATCAAGCGCACCATTGCAATCATTTGGTCCGTGGTTTGCTCTTTCTTTGGTTCCAAGTCTTTTTCATCAATGAAAAGCTTTTCAAGCTCCGGCATTTCCTTGCAGCGCGTTAATGCTGCGGTATGCCATGCAAGCCAAGCGTTTTGGTTGTGCCGAATAATATAATCATTTTTTTGTTTACGAACATAACCCTCTACCATTGCGGCGAATTCCGCATAAGTGAGTTCCCAAAATTCAGAAGGTTTTAAACCAAGTTCACCGACTGCGAGATCGAATTCTTTATCGAAATCTAGGAAAGTTTTTTCGCTGTCGGTGTTTTCACGTTTGGGATTTTCCCGCCTGTAAATGCCATTTGAATTGCTTTTGTAACTGCCTGCATAACCTCTATGATATTATCAGCGTTATCGTCAACAAGTTTCATTGCTTCATCAAGCGTAATGTCTTTTTCTTCCTGCCGGAGCATCGCCCATAATAGTTGTGCCGTGGTTTCGATGGATATATCTTCTTCCATATCCATGATTTTTTTGCCTGTCAACTGCTCATAGGCAAGCATCGCGCCCATACCGCAGCGCAGTTTATATATTCTTCCTCCAAGGTTCAATTCAAAATAAGGTATCATGTTTTCCTCCTAAAATTTAGGGACGGGTTTTACCCCGCCCCGTTTGTGTTGTTCCTGCTGGTTGGTAGGCGTTCTAAGCGCGTCTACCGTGTAACGGCTATGTTTATCCTGCCAATACCGCGCAGTTGAAGTAGTAGGCTTTAGGCGCGCAGCCTGTCTTGGATATTGTAACGATGATCTGTGTCACATCGTCTACGTCCAAAGTGCAAGGCGAAGATGCCTCGCCCGTTGCTACAACCTGCGAAGATGCGCCGTCCGTGGTGATAGTGATAACCTCGCCACCCGTTGCGTCTACCGGTGTAACGACCGTTGCCGTTTCCAATGCCGTGATAGTGACAACATACGGATTCGCCGCGCCATATCTGCCGATTGCAAATGCGGGCATGATAAGAACGTCATTCGGGAATTCGATACCTGACATGCCGACCACCGTAGCTACCGCAAATGTCGGTACGCCTGTTGGTTTGATTGTCGCCGTGAAGGGGATTGCTCCGTCGATTCCCGCGTCGCCAATTTTTATGGCGGTGATATAGCCCGTGAACGTCCAGGTTGTACCCGTTGCGGACGGGAACGTGATTACGCCCGTTCTAGATGTTCCAGCGCCGAAATCCGTAACCATTGCGTGTTGTCCCGTGGTGTCCGTGTAATCGAAATAACCCTCCAGCGTTGCCGTGCCCGTCCTCTTGATTCCCACAAGGATTTCTTCATATCCGCTTGTGGAAAGATGCGTGGTAACGTCAACCTGATCCGCAGTTAACTCTATGCCGTTTATGGCGGTCAATCCGGCTATGGAAACGCTATTCCATGTAAAGGTTGTTCCTAATGCGTGATTTTTTGCTGCCAAATTATTCAGCTCCTTTCAAAGTAAACCTCAATTTCGAGGTCGTAAATGTGCGCTAAAATAAGCCCTTCCGGGCTCGTGTATGTGCTTCGCAGTTCGTTTAAAATCTTGATATATTGCACTACCAGACCGCTCAACGTGCCGCTGTAGTCTTTTAGGGCTGTTTTAAGTTGATCCCCTACCGCCATTGCCCCCGCCCGCGTAGTTGCGTAAACCGTGAATTGGTATACAGGGCTTTCGTATGTCGTTTGCCCTGTCAAGTGGTGGTCTTTTACATCCGATACATTGATGCAGACGACCGCCGGAAGCGTGTCGAATTGCGGTTGTATATCAAAAGAAAACCGCCTGTCAATTAAGGCGGTCAAACCGGTTTGTGCTAGTAAATATGTGGTCAGGGCTTCTTCAATTTCCACTTACACCACCTCTTTACAAGCTATTTGCATTTCTATGTGTTTCGCGTCCACATCGTTTATGCTGATGATATGGAAGATGCGATTTCCGTATTTTATCCGCATGGCCGTGTTGAGGTCTGACCTATAGCGGATTTTGATAACCGCCGATGTTTCCGCGTTCAACTTTTGCGCCGCGTAAAATTCCCGCCCGCCCGTTGTGATGATCGCCGCATGTGTCGATGTGGGTTCGTCCGTCCATGTCGGGATTTTTTCATTCCGGCTGTCGTAGGTGTAGGTTGCGCGCTGAAATGTTATTTTCTTGTTTAGCTCTCCGGCTTTCAATCTATCGCCTCCTTAAAACCACCGCACACGGTACATCGACAACAAAGCTTTTACCGTAAATTCCATCTGTCCGGTTACTTGCCCCACGGCTTCCCTGTTTGCGTACCAATGCCCGATTAAAAGCAGCATTGCTTGTTTTATGCTCGCCGGAATCAGATTTGAAGCATAATACCCCGCAATGTACCGGATTTTGATAGGCAGTACGGAATAAGCCGTGAAGGACGGCCACGAAACGCCATATGGCAGGACTATCCGCCCCACGTCAGAATCTGTGTCCACGATGTACTGTGTCGTTACCGTCATGGTGGTTTCTGTTCCGGCTGAATCTTTGTACTTGGCGCTCGTTACGCTTTGGAGCGGAGGACGCGGAAGTTCGATGTAATCCTCACACGGAAAATCATCCAAATAGGCTTCAATTGTTTGTGTCGCCAATGCCCGCCCGGTGAAGTTCTCGCAGTATTCCCGCGCTGTCGTTATCATCCGTGTAAGGTCGTTATCCTCAGTCGAATCGCCTGTTTTGGTGATAACGTCCGCCCCAAAAGAACACGCCGCGCCCGCTACCGTTGCCACCGCACGAATATATTGCTTGCTCCCGGTGTATTCTTTTTCTTGAATCGCGTCATCGTTTGCCGATGTGACCGCCACAAACGCGCCCCCAGTGAAGTCCGTCCAATTGGTGTTGTCGTCGGATTCTTGGATTTTTACGGTTGCCGTTCCCGCGCACGTCCCGGCGTTTAAATCTACGATTGCCTGTTTGCCGAGTACGTCAACGGCGGTTCCAACAAGCCCATAAGACGCAACTATGCTTTGGCTTCCCGGTTTGATGGATTGCGTTATTACCATATCCCCGGCCATCGTTTCAGACGTGAGCCGGAGATGGCTCTTTGCCTCCGACAATGAAATGGGCTCGGTCGTGATTGGTGTATAAACTCTGCTTTTAATCATAACCGCGCCCCCTTCTTTCTTTTTTCCGGCTTTATTTCCGGCTTTGCAAGCCCCGCCGCAATCAAATGCCGTGCTGTTTCTTCGGGCAGTTCCGGCTCGTCGCCCTCGTTGAAGTTTCCTACCGTTGACCAGAATGTTTTTAATATTTTGATTTTCATAATCACCCCTCACCATGTGTTTAAGTGTGCCGTCTATTTTTTAACCTCTGCCTCATTAACAGCCTTAAGAAGGTTGTCTAATAACAAAACAGCCTCTTTCGCCGCTTGATAAAGTCCATGAACATTTGTAGATTCAATAATCTGCAATAGCAATTTTCGTTGTTCTTCGTTATCAAATATCATATGTAACCTCCTATGCCGCCGCTATGACGATAGCCCCCAAATCAGAAACCGTTATTCTATAGCGTGTTCCATCAGGAGATTTACAAATAAATCCATCGCCGATATCCTGTGATTCAAAATCGCCATGAGAGCGAACGCTTGTAACACTCGTATTTCCAATCTGTACAATATTCGAAGCATCAACCTGAGCGCCACTTCCGATTGCTGTGGAGTTTGAAAACGGCCCAGCATTTACAGATTTATCTACATTTGCACGATATCCAATAAGAGTTAGGTCATGATCTGTCGTACAACTTCCAACCTGAGAAAATGTGGCTATACCAGCACTTGCACCAATAGCAGTATTGGAATATCCTGTCGTGTTGTCGCCTAGAACCATATCCCCGACGCCCGTATTGCCGCTTGCCGTTGTTGCTTGATACAGCGAATGTGTACCAATTGCTGTATTGCTTGCGCCAGTTGAACAGGCTAATAAAGCATCTTCTCCGACGCCCGTATTTGACGAACCCGTTGTATTCCCAGCCAAAGATGAAAATCCAAGTGCTGTACAATGATTACCCGTTGTATTAAGGCGCATGGAATAATAACCGATTGCGGTATTATATAGACCACTGCTTGCCGTCCCGTCCGGAGCGTTTACCCGTAATGCTTGGTATCCTATCGCAACCGCATACTTTGTATCAAGGCATGTTTCTAATGCACTTGAACCAATAGCAACATTTAAATCCCCAGTTGTGTTTCCGCTTCCTGCGCCATACCCTAAATAAAAATTACGGCAGTATTGGGTAACGGTTGTTATCGCCGTCCCGTTTGTTACAACTTTTGCTATCCTAATACTGCTTGTTGTAATAGCTGGAGCTGCCGCACTGTTTTCCACTTCACAAAATGTATATACGCCAACGTTGCTTAAATCGACATAGGTGTCTTTTGACGCAGTGTATGTGTGTGATATAACGGCTTTTTCTATCCTTACGCCCGAAATATAGGCGACCCCTGCCGTTATATTTGATGTTAAGTTTGCAGATGTCGCGGGCACCAGACCATACGCCCCCTGGCTTGCGTTTTTGTCTGCAAGTA